CGATTATTTCCAACTTAATAGAAGGAGCGTTTATGCCAAGAAAAGCTGGGGTTGTTGAAAAGCTTTTCAGCCCATACATGCAACGCAGACTGCATAAAGAAAGAGTATTAACGATTGGCACGCACAACTACACCCGCACTAATGTCATTAACGAACTGGGGATTTCTGTTTCGCCTGCTGTGTATAGAGTCAATACAATATTAAAGCAATTAGACATTACAACTCCTGAACAATTGTATAAAACAACGCCGGAAAGTTTAGCAGCTATTTCAGGTTTCGGAGAAGCATGTATGTATGTCGTAATGGCTTTGATAGAATCTTATGGCTTTGATATTTTCCAGTGGTGGGGATATGAATCTGGGAATAAAGTCAGATTCAATTCGTTCAAATATCAAATTATAAAAGAAGCTGCACAACGACAGCATCCAGTGTAATCATGGCGTACTATACAATTGGAATTGATCCAGGGTTCGGCGGTACAGGGCTAGCGCTGTTTCGAGGAAATCATTTGTACAGCGTCGTGTGGCTGCGGAAAGTGGGGAAACGTCCTTTTGAAGAAAGAGCGCATTTATTAGCAATGAACATTCGTGATTGGTTAGAGCATGAAATGCAACAAGAGGAAGCACCACAAGTAGGAATTGTAGGACGACCATTAATCGTCTGCGAAATTCCAGGGTATCAAAGCACTCCATCGCGTTCAATGGGATGGAAGAAAGGAGATTTACAAAAATTAACTTACCTGGTAGGAGCCATCGGACAAGCCTGCGCAACTCTTGAATTGTGCGATGATCCTCCCTTATTTCCTGTTTATTCAACAGTGACACCTGCAGGATGGAAGGGTCAATTAAGTAAGGAAATAGTCATCAACCGCATCAGGAAACGGATGCCTGATGTAGATGAAAAATTTTCTCCTAAATTAGATATATGGGATGCTATTGGAATAGGATTATGGGCTATGTATGAAAGGCCGACGGCTTAAAATGACTGTCGATATTATTCAAACAGCTGTAATAGTTGTTATAGTAAGTAGTGTAGTGGAATTTACTTTTCGATTAATAGATAACTATAAAAACAATGACTACGAAAATAAGAAAAGCCAAAAACACAGAAAAATTCTATGATCCGCAGCGCGATGGTGTAACGTTTTCCCTCCTTTCGACATTTCTTGACTGTCGGGAAAAAGCGCGTTTCTATTTACAGGGATGGACTCCAACGTCATCGTCTATGGCTTTGACATTTGGAAGCATCGTTCACAAGATTGATGAATGGGTGAGAGACGATATTCGATTAGGAAAATTAAAAGAAGTTCCATCATCCAAACATATCAAAAGGCTAATCGAAAACGTTGAATCCCTTTGGCATAAAGATAATCCACGAGCCGGCAAACGAGAATTAGAACATTTGGAATTAAGCTTATTATTGGCCGAAGGGGTATTACCTTGTTATTTCAAATATTGGTATAAGGATTTTTCTGATTTGAAATGGGAAAAAGTAGAAGGCGTTTTTAAGGTTCCATTCACATCTCAAGATCGACAAGGGAATAACCATACAACATTTTTGAGAGGAAAAATAGACGGCTCATTTCGTATGGCTAAAGGCGGTCCTTGGTTATTTGAAACAAAAACCAAGTCGCGTGTGGATGAAGACATTTTGGCTGATATTCTTCCATTTGAAATGCAAGCCAATATTTATTTGTCTGTATTACGACGCATAGATAAACAAACTCCATCTGGGTTGCTGTATAACATCATTCGTCGCCCTGGTTTACGGCAACGAAAAAATGAATCTATTAAAGCATTTGCGGATCGAATAGAGCAAGATGTGAAAGATCGACCTGATTGGTATTTTGTCAGAATGGAAATGTCCGTTGGGAAGGAAGAAATTGATCGGTTTGAACTGGGATTAGAAGATTTGGTATCGGATTTCTTGTTATGGTGGTCTGGAGAATCTGGTCATTACAAGAATACAAATCATTGCCAGAACAAATTTGGCTTATGCCCATTTGTAGGAATTTGTTTACGAAATGATAAGTCTAATTATTTTAAAAGAAAGACTGTTTTTCGTGAATTACAGGAGTGGTAATGAATAACATAGTCGTTATTGGAGGTGGAATTACTGGGCAATTGACACAGTTTTGTGTTCCCCATGCTCGAATATTAGATTGGAGTAAACCGCCTTCTCGCCGTAGATCTTTTACTCGTATGTATGGAGCCAATTATTTATGGGAACCGCTGGAAGGTATTGAATGTCAAAAATTTACAGTTATCACCCATGTCGATGGAGATAAAGCTACTCATGAATCTATTCGTCGATACAAAGAAAAAATAGGGAAAACCTTTGATCAAGCTCATTGGGATTCCCAATTCCAGGCTGTGATGAATGGCTATGACATTGTGTCATTTCCTGAAACGAATGTCAGCTATGAATGTCGAGTTAAAGAAATATTTATTAAAGACAAACGACTTCTCCTTGCCTCGGGAGAAGATATTTCTTATGACACATTAATCAGCACCATCCCTTTATACGCTTTAATGGATATGTGCCATATCTCACATAAAAAGCCGTTTCAATACAGACCTATCTATATTCGCATTGAAGATCGTCCATTGGAAGCTCCGTATCCTGTCGAGACATGGTATGTCAATTACTTATCTGATCCCGATATTCCTCCCTATCGGTACACTGACAGAAATGGGAAGCGTCATTACGAAGGATTAACAAGTATGGGAAAAATTCCAACCAGGAAAGTTGTACCAGGAAAAATTTTCCCCAATTCAATAAGCGAATTGATTAGAGAAGAATTAACTAAAGAAAACATAATTTGTTTTGGTCGCTTTGCGAAATGGGATCCAGAAGAGTTATTACATACTTCGTATTCGGAAATACGTGCATGGGCAAAAAGCCTTTAAGGAAGTGAATCGTGGATCAATGCCCGAAATGTAAAGAACAAGGACCAATGGTTGAAAAATCCTATTTATTCAGCGGATTGAATGTAAAGAAAGATACAAAATTAGCAGAATTATTCTGTAATATATGCGGTCATTCCTGGGCATTATTGGAGAAAACGCAGTGAATTTAAAGGATGTGTGGGAAGAACAATCTAATTTCAATGAAATATTCAGGAACCATCCTTTAACGTTTGAAGAAAAGTCCCATGTAACTCAGCATTTGGTTCTGTGCATTATGTCAGAATTGAATGAAATATTAAGTACGATTCAATGGAAGCAACATCGTAAAACTGACATTCGACCAAACCCGCAACAGACATTAGCTGAATGCATAGATGTCTTCAAATACTTGGTATCCATTGCTCAGGTGTGGGATTTTTCAGATAAAGATTTCTTTGATTCATTCTGGAAAAAATCTATGGTGGTTCGTCAACGATATTCAGAAGAATGGATTAAATCAGTACAAGGAAAAACGGCCATCATAGATATCGATGGAGTTTTATGTGACTATCAAAAGGGGTTTTTAAAGTGGTTAATGTCCAGCCATCCAGATTTGTATTTCATTCAATCTAAATCTGAAAAAATTTCTCGCCATTCATTAAAGCTAACAGTTAAAGAATGGCAATCATTGAAACATGATTTCAGAATCAGTGGCGAGAAAGAAAATCTACCAGTCTATATCGATGCTCAACGATTCCTAAAACGATTGGAGAAACATGGCATTGTTTCAGTTCTGTTAACCAGCCGTCCTATAGATCGTTATCCCAATCTCTATGCAGATACTGTTTCATGGTTGAAGAAAAATGATCTTCCCTATGACATTATCTTATGGTCACATGATAAAGCCGATGCAGCATTGGATCGATTATCGAATCCTGTGTTTGCAGTAGATGATGACCCTTGGTATATCAATAAATATGTATCGGCTAATATCCCTTCATTCTGGGTGAATAGAAAGGAAGGTTTCTCTGAAAAAATTAATATTTCTTTAGAAAAAAATGATTTGATAACAGAAATTCCAACACTATCAAAAATTACAATTTCAGACTATTAAGAGGATTTATGGCTGATTACGCAGATGCAGGACATCGACCGCATGGGGTTCATAAAGGACAAGAACCTGAATCCAGAATTTCATACGGACCAGAACATATTGAAGTAACATTGGATACTTGGGGTCCACGCACCGATTTGTTCTCTACCCTTTACAATCAATTAATGGCGAACTGGGGAGACGACCCTTCGGTGGTTCGGTGCGACGCAGATTTAACTCCTGATCAAATGCAGTATGTTGAATCCTGTTTCGCCGGTAAAACGCTTCAACAAGCTCTGGAATTAATTACGTTTGCTTTTACCATTAATGGGGTATCCCGAGCTTGCACACATCAATTGGTCAGAACCCGTATCGGGTGCGCTGTGATGCAGCACGGAGGACGAGATAACGATTGGCGTCACAGACGATGGACAATGCCAGAAACTATTCGGCGAGCATGTATTCGTATTCCAGGAGGCGAGGATACAGTTTCTCCTGAAGAAAAACTGTATGAAAGTTGCGTTGATGACTTGGAACCTATCAATAATTATATAGCGAAATCAGGCAAATTGACTCTCATGGGGGCTATTAGTCAATACATTAATGCTGGGAAAAACCTGTATGCCTCCCTCGTTGATGCAGGCATTCCATGGCAAGACGCACGACGGTTGCTCCCTATCGGCACCCAGACATATATTCATATGTCGTACACGTATCTGGCATTGCGGGGAGTACTTGCTAATCGATTGGAACATGTCATGGACTGGGAAATTAACTGCGTTGCACAGTTAATGTTACGAGAAATAAAAATGAAATGCCCCACCCTTCTATCCAAATATTTAGGTTCACATAGCGACAGAGCGAAACGAGCTGTTTTTTCTGAATTGGAATCATGGGAACCTGATAAAAAATGGCCTTCCGGTGATGGGGCGAGGCACCACATTAGAAGAACGCATAAACGACTACAGAATCCGTTTTGGATTCTTGATCCTGATAGCATGGAAGGCCGGAAACCTGTTTATTGGATTCAAACCAATGGCTACTACCCTGAAGATATGCGTCCCAAACCATAAAGTTGTGTGGTCTATGGATTCATACACTGTAACAAAAACCTCACAAACAATGATGTTCTCGAACATCGAAGGAGACACTACATGGCTGTGGTCAGAAAACAAAAACCAGAAATGAAATCATCATCCAGCCGTCCACGCAGATCGTCTGATGATTATGAGCTGCCTGCTGTAAAATCAAAACCTAAGACTGCTATTGGCGATTACATTATTCTGCTGTTTGGAGAAAAGAAAATTGGTAAAACTATGTTGTCGGCTCAATTCCCAGACGCTATTCACGCAATGTGGGAACCAGGTGGAAAAGCCTTAGAGATCTATCAATCAGAATTTACTGATTGGGGAACATTTAAGAAAGCAGTCACAAAACTGCGAACTGATACACGATTCAAAACAGTCGTGATTGATACCGTGGATTTAGCATTTAAGGCTGCAGACGCTTATGCATGTTCTAAATTAGCGATTGATGATCCCGCTGATGAAGAATGGGGGAAGGGATGGAGAGCCATTCGGAAAGAATTTGAACGACAGATCCATCGACTGATATCAGCTGGCAAGGGAGTTATTTTTATCTCTCATGCCGTGGAACGAGAAATTAAGACCCGTCGTGGATCAAGCAGCCATCGTCTAGTCAGTACAATGCCGAGGCAGGCGGCTGAAATTATCGAAGGATTGGTAGACGTATGGGCATGTTTCTCTTATGACGGCGATCAACGAGTGTTGATTATCGGAGGAGATGAAGATGTCTCGGCTGGTCATCGGTTGGATGGTCGATTCAACTGGAGAGGCGAGGCGATACGAAAAATTCCTATGGGACAATCTGCAGAAGAGGGATACAAAAATTTTGTAGCCGCATTCAATAATAAGTTCAATCCGAATCCTGATGTCAAACCTGTTAGGAAAAAGAAGAGAATGGCTTTTTCATGAAATTTAAATCAAGACGAGATGGACAGAATTACGCTGTCATGATTCCTACGAAAGGAAGATCTGACCGAATTCAAAAAGGATTTCGGAAAATGACTTTCCTGAACGATGATCGAGTTTATATAGGGATCGAACATCGAGAGATTGATGATTATAAAGAATTCATGGATGAGAATGATAAAGTAAATTATGTGTTCTATCACAATCCAGAAGGATCGGTCTCCTTTGCTCGACAACAATTAAAGTGTTCTGCAGATATGAATTGGGGTCATCGGACATATATCTTTACTGATGATAATGCGGTATTTACTGAAAAATCTTTGCAGATATTATTGAATGCTCATGCTGATTGCAGTGCGTCTGATAAAGCGCCTTGTGTCATGGCTGGTGCTCATCCTACATCAACGCATTTTGATCGAAACAGACGGAAATTAATGAAGAATCATTATGGAACTCAATCGTATCCACAACCAGCCATGATTTTCTATTGTGTGAACCAACGGTTGTGTAAAGATTACATTTTTCCGCACGATACCTTTGGCCTTGATGATAGACATTTTTTCTTGTGGTTAATGGCGAAAGGAGTTCGTAATTTTCGAGTTTGTCCTGATGCCCCGTATTCAAAATCCAGATATCAAAAAGGAGGACAAGGTACTATAGAGGAACGGATGTCGAAATGTGGTAGAGCGATAGAGAAAATAGCTCGAGATTTTCCTAGCTGGGCGGGATCATCTGGAACTCTTCGGCTACCGTGGCAATTGATTCTTGACACATTGTCAGGAAAAACCCCTGATCGGTTGGCTGGTGGAGCAATGCGATCAGAAACTAAATTAACGAAAATGGAGATTTAGATGGATCAAAAACTAGAGAATAAATTAAAGAAAGCACAAATCAATTGGGTAGGCGCACGAACACGAGCCAATGAAAGCAGCGGGTTTACAGAAGTACCAGATGGTCGATATTTGGCGCATTTAACTGGTGCTGCAATTGGTGAGTCCAAATCATCTGGTCGGTTGCAGATTCAGTGGACGTGGACGATTGCAGACGGTGAATTCGAAAGCGATACAAAACTGGATTTCGATGGCCTAGAGACTGAAGATAATTTGGTTTTCCTGGGACGTAAATTAGCTCGTTTCTCGTATGAATTACCTGAAGACATTACAGCCATTGCCGATATTCTTGATGAATTGGTTGAGAAACGACCGCTGGCACGTATTCGGCTGAAAACGAAGGGAGAATTTCAGAACGTGTATGTAGATAAGCTTATGCGGTCTGTGGATGGTGATGAAGATACCGATGACAGTAACAGCAATGATGTCGGTTCAGACGACGATGCTGAAGACGCAGATGGTGGTGTGGTGGAAGAGCCGGACGACGATGAAGAGTCGGATGATGAAGAATCAGAAGACGAAGAATCTGATGATGAAGAATCCGGTGATGAAGAACAAGAAGTTGAAGTCGGAATGCGCGTTATTGCATCTACCAAAAAGGGCGATGCTCCTGGAGAAATCGTTGAAATCATTGAAAACGAAGGAAAAGTCCGTGTCCATTTGGATGAAGGGCGTACCATCAGGATTTCAGTCGATAAACTAGAAGCCGAACCCATTCAACAACCACCCAAGAAAGCGCGAAAACGGCCTAAGAATCCTTCTTAAGGGCATTGGTGATCGGGGGGGTGTCGCGGTATGGCACCCGACCCGATCATGTCTTAGAATCGTTCTTAGGGGGCTGCAGACGGGATACCAGGTATTGTATCCCGCCCGTGATCAATGGTTTCAGTATGGCTAAATCTCAAATCGACAAAAGAAGGTGGGTCAATAGGAAAGAACGCGATGGAGAGCTCAAATTTAAAGACAGTAAATATTCGTTATCATCAGTAGTAGAAGATGG